TCCATAATCGTGTACTCATCCCCTCGGTCTATCTTCTCCAGTTCTTTCCGTGATAGCGACAACATCGACAACATCGTTTCCTCCACCTGGGTTTTGGTGTATCCGATTTCCTTCATTTGGGTGACGAGCTTCTTTGGTCTGCCTTCCAAATATCTTCTATCATCCTCTCCTTTTGTGAAGGGTTTCAAGTTCTCAATTGCTTTTGGGTTGTTTGCCATTTTATCACAGAATTATCACAGCTTGTTATTATGCACTTCTTTCAAATAATCGTTCTTCAACTTAGTTCCAAAGTGAACTTCGTGATGGCATTCCCTACACAAACCCATCAGATTGTCGATGGTATCTTTGCCTCCTTGACTTCGTGGCGTGATGTGGTGAACATCAACACAACGCTTTCCGCAATTAGGTAGTTCGCAAGGAATATAATCGCTGATATCGTATCCAAAATGGTTCATATAGATTTGGGTGTGTTTCTTCAAAGTATCAATCCTTCCTCGTTTAATAACTCACGCAAATAGTCACGCACTTTGACCAATGCTTCAATGACTTCCTCAGGTGTTTCATCTGATGCGTACTTTGTCCGTGTTCTCAACTCGTTGTCAAGTTCCGATACGATGCACTTCCACTTCCATCCGTCAACTGCATCTTCAAACTGATGGCGTTCTTCGTCAAGGTTGAATTCAAGGATTGCTTTCATCTCCAAATGTTTGGTTGTAGTATTGTAAGCCATTGGCAGTTGACAAATCTTCGTTGGCATCCATTATCTGATTTTTCTCCATTTCTTTGGCTTCGTTGCATTCTTCGAGTAATTTGTATAAATACAGTCTACAATGGTCATCGGGTAAACCTTGTACACATCTTTCAAAATTTCTGTCAATTCTTTTTTGAATTAAATCAATAATAAATTCAACTGCCGTCTGTTGTTTATTGTTTGTCATTTCCGTTTGCGTTTTGGTTTCTGCTCATCATCGGCAAGTTGTGCCAACTCCAATGCTTTTTGGTCTGCCCATATCAAAAGTGAGAACACCGATTCAATCACACAAGTTGAGCAGTTGGGAACATTGCGACCAAATATCTCACGATGTACATTCTGAAGTTGTGCGGATTGCTCAGGCGTTAATTGGAACACGAGTGTCTTTTTGTAGATCTCGTATGCCGGGCGGAGTGACTGGATGAATTCTATCATAATTTTGTTTCAAGGAGTGCAACAATTACGGTTGCGATGGATGCGTACAAGATACCCACAAATCCGTAGGTGTATATAAAAAAAGACAATCCCAACCACCACGACAAGCAGAAAGCACAATCAAGTGGTTTCATTCGTTTCCATTTGGAGTAGTCGCTTCCGTAGAGATAGCGTTTTAGTAGGTCGGCTGGTTTGCCGAAGTTGACGATGATGATGCTTAGACAAGCAATTCCAATTATTTCGTTGTACATCTTTCTTTCATTAATTTAACTACACGCAGAATCTCTCTGACTGAAATATCCGTTTGGCGGTGGATGGCTCGTGCTGACATTCCCGAACACCACAACTTGAACAGTTCACGCTCATAGAAATATGCTTCTTCAGTTACCTGATTTATTTTGTTGATTCGTTTTTGTTCGATTCGTTCATCTTCTTCCCTTTCCAAAAGAAGGTCGGGTTCTTCAGACAAGTGTAAGTCATAGACATCGTATTGATCATATATCCGAGATTCACCAAAGGGATGCCGGTTGCCGTTGATACAAAGGTACAAAAGACGGATTGTCCAAAACTGGATGTATCCGTCATTGTATATTTTTTCGATTTGTTCATCAGGTTTTTGCAATATGGTCAGAAAGTAAAATTGATAGAGTTCCCTTGCCAACTCATTGTTCTTGGCGATGTTCCTCGTGGCTTTGGTCAGCCATTCCGCTTTCGAGAGTTCCTCTATGATTTCAGCTTTTCTCACATTTTCTTTTCAATACTACAAATATAACCATTCTTTTCGTATTTTTTCTTTATACGCAACACCTCATCTTCACACCGGAGAATATGTATTGACGAGCTTAGACCTTTCGTGCAAATGCAAACCCAGTAAGGATAAAGATTCGACATATAGTTTGTTGGTTGTTCGGTCATATTCTATAAGTGAATCGTACACTTGCACGGAGTTAATGATGGTTGAGTGATCACGGTGAAGAATCTTGCCGATGGAAAGATAGGTCATCTTGAGATGCTTCCTACACAAATAGCAAAACAAGTGCCGAGCATCCATAATGTTTTGAGTTCTAACCTTATCCACGATTGCATCAGGTGTGACATCATAGACGATTGCAACCACTCGCATCGCTTCAGTCCACTCGGCATCTATCTCGTTGATCTTGCATCTTGGGTTGATTATTTCTTCTTTGAGTTTCTTGACCTCGTCAATGCGTTTTTGATTGAGTTCGGCAACAACTCCTTTGAGCCGTTTGACTTCTTGTTTTAGTATGTGGGTTTCCTGGTAGTGGTTCATAGTAGTTTGTATTGTTTCAAATCTCTCATAACTGAAATTGACCTTAATAATTCATCATATCCATCAATCGCATCCCCTATATATTCGTGGCAATATGATTTTCTTCTCAATAAAACTTTCCATTTGTTATCGCCTGTGTATTTATCATTTCTAATTTTATCATTGTATGCAGTTGCCCTCCATATTTTTGTGTGATAATTTCTATATTCTCCGAGTGCTGGATGTATTGTTTTAGTGAAATAACGATACCCAATGTTTTTACAAATTGCCCCGATAAAATTACTCACGCTTGTTCCAATCCCCAATCCTTGATAATCGGGTAAAACAACAATCCGACTATCTCTATACGCATTCCCAACACCGCGACCTGTTTGCATCCCAATTACTGCAATCGCAATCGGCTTGTCATTCCATTCAAACAAGATAAATTTGAACGCTTTGTTAACTGCTTGTGTCATATAGTGATGCTTTTTGAACAAGTCATAAGTTTTTGATTCGCACCGACTAATTTGTAAATTGATTTTTGGTCTTGATTGCCGAAGATAGTCGTGTCTTTCAACACGCTCCTTCAGTGGTGAATAAGTCCAATCGGGCAACAACCAATCCATTATATCAAAATGACAACTTGCCACGATAATTTTTTTATTAGTTTTGCGAATATATTTTTGTAAAGAAAATGACATTGCTTTTGCAACCTCACGATCAACAACACTCGTGAATTCATCAACCAAAATTATCTCATTGTCTTTTGCACTACCAACCAAATAAGCCAATTTTGCACGATATTGCTCCCCATTTGATAATACTTTGAATGGTCGCAACCAAGTTGGTATACTTGATAATCCCATTGCCCCCAACAATATGGATGCCTCACTTGGAGATAACCAATCAAAATTAGAAATCAATGCTTTTTTGGAATCGAATTCAACTTCTTTGATTGTGCCAAAATGTTTTAATATCGTTGTTTTACCACTTCCACTTCCACCATAAACAACGCCAATCTGCCAATCAAAATTTTTGCAGTCATCTAAATTTATTGGAATTTCAACAAGCGTTTTTGTTGTGTCTTGAATGTCAAATGATTCACAAACATATTTTGTGTATTGATCTTCAATGATTGCATTTGATAATTTAATTTTTTTCATAGTCGTTCTTCGTACATTGTGCGTTCACCGATAAATGTCGTTGGTATTGTGTAGCATTCACCGTGACGATTCTTTGCGATAATTAGTTCGGCTTCTTCTTCTTGGAGCTTCTCACCTGAATAGTATGCCGGGCGAAATGGGAACATAACAACATCCGCATCTTGCTCAATACTTCCACTCTCACGGATATCGCTCAGCATAGGTCTCTTGTCCGCTCTCTCCTCACATTTGCGTGACAACTGAGCCAACACTATGACGGTGATATTTAGTTCCTTAGAAAGCAATTTTAAGTTTCGGGAAATTTCTGCAATCTCTTGTTCCCGGTTTGTTTTTGTTCCTTTGATTAACTGGATGTAATCAATCACCAAAAGTTCAAGTCCGTGTTTGGCTTTGTGAATCTTGGCTTTGGATTTTATTTGTTGAATACTGCAATTGGGATCATCGTCAATGTAGAATTGAACCGTTTGATTGTTGGCTGAATTAATTAATTGCTGAACTTCAAACTCCCGAAGGTTTGCATTCCGAATCTTCCAATTGGCAAGGTCGGTAATCAATGACAAGTATCTTTTTACAAGTTGCTCGTTGCTCATCTCCAAAGACAAGAACAATCCCTTTCCACCAATCTTGGCGAAGTCATACATAAGCGACAAAGCAAGTGCCGTTTTACCTTGTCCAGGTCGGGCAGCCATTACAATCAAATCACCGTTGTTCCATCCACCCAATACACGGTCAAGTCCTGCCCATCCGGTTGGTCTTCCCGTGAGCTTGTCACCTCTTTGCACCGCTTCGATAATAGCATCAACCGTCTTGTTGGTAACTTGGGTAATCGTGACCGGATCATTGATGGTTGTGAACTTAGTGTTGTCAACCATTGTCTGAACATTGGTGAGAATCTCTTTCAAGTCCGCAGTCAAATCCAAGTTGCTGATGTTATCAATCAATTGTTTTTTGAGATACCTGTGTTCAAGTGCTGGAAGGTGACTGCTGATGTTGGGAACACCATAAACATTCTGCGTGAGTTTGACGATGGTCACCATCTCAACACGATTGAACTTCTTGCCCAAAGTCAGAACATCAATCTCATCGTTGTTGATGTACATCTCCAACATTGATTCAACAATGCGTTTGTTTAGGTTGTCTTCAAACCATTGCGATTTGATTCTCGGCAACATTGCACGAGTTTGGTCGTAGAATAAAAGTTGACCGATTATGTATTCCTCAAGTTCGTTCGTCATATTCTCGCAAGTTAAATATTTTTCGGTTGATAATTTGTGGAGTAGTAACATTATTTGAAAGATTATTATTCTTCCAAGTCCTGACCGCTGCCTTCCAATTCTTCATTTTGTTTTTACCAACTAACCATCCGTTACTTTCATAATAGTCAAACCATTTTTCAGATACATCATTCATCCCAATTTCCAACATATAGTTTTTAAGTTCAACAATGGATGGTTTGATAAAAACATCCCTTTTAACTTTTATATCTTTTACATTATCATTATCAGTATCATTGACATTATCAGCTTTTTTGGGTTCTTGAAAAAAGGGTTGGGTTATTTGGGTTGTTTCTTCCTTCTTTGGTCTTCCACCTTTCGCACCATTAAACTTTTGTTTATCAATGTAATCATCATATTTACGCAAATCCCTCTTCAGTTGCGTTTTAATGGGTTCAAATGCGATGGTCAATAGTAAGTCATCACAAGGTGGATTTTCATCGTTTACATAAGCAAAGATGTGTTTGATTAATTTACCTGCAATTTCATCAGGTAGTTTGTTGAATACTCCTTGCTGGTCGCAGTAGAGTAAAAATGATGTTTTGTCTTTTGCCATAAAAAAAGCCCCACCAAATTTGTGCAGTAAGAGTGCGACAAATTCAATGAGGCAATAGTGGTTTAACTTTCGGAATCTCTTACATTCCAGTTAATGGTTCAAATATAATCAATTAGAAATGATATCCCAATTCTTTTTTCACTTGTTTCTGATACTCGTGGCGATCATTGTATTTTGCACCACGCAACTCCTCGTTCTCTTCCTGGTGCTTACACCTCCACCTTCTTATCGTTTCGGGTGATGGCAATCGCTTCGCTTCAAACTCCGTGAAGAAATCCTTTCCTTCACATAATCTGCGATAAATCACCGCCATCAGTTTGATGTCGCAATCCCTTGTTTCGGGTCGGTGGGTCAATAGGTATTCAACCATTGCTTTCGTGTTCATCATTGTCGGTCTATAAAGTTGGCGTAATAGATGGCATCATTCTCATTCTCAAAGGTTGCCAGTAACTCTCCGGCAAAATACACACGCCATTTGACGATGTTATTAATTGTTGCCCTTACCACGAGTGCTTTTAGGTTTGTCATCATTCAGTTCTTTTAGAAAGTTCGCTTGTAGTTCCCAAGTTTTCGCACGGTCATTTGCTTCCGCAATCTTTGACCTGATCTCCAATAGTTCGGTTTCGTAATCCCAAATCAGACGATTCTTATTTGAGAGTTTTTCAAGTAGCTCATCTTGTCGTTCGGTTGTTTTGTGCAACTGGAGAAGGACAATGACAAATAAGATTGCCATTCCGCATATTAAGTAGTTTTGTATCATTTTGCTTGTTTAATTAATTCCATTATCTCTTCAGGGGTTTCTTGCACATCCCAGCAATCTCCACTATCCCCAACTTCACATAGTGTAGTATATCCCACACCTTCTTCACGAGGATGTAAACAAGCAATGTGCGACATATTTAGGTATAGCGGATCACCATCGGCTTCGCTTGTTAGTTTTATAAACATCATTTGCTTTTTCCTTTATAAAATTTATGTTTATAGATTGCCTTCGTGTAGGTATCAAATTCGGGGATGTAGTTGTCCCGTTCAAATTGATACGGTGATGCCTCAGGCAAGTTGTCAAAGTCATTGAAGTATTGTTTCAACTTCCAGTACACGAACATCACCGCAATGGTGATGGGTGTGATTACGATTAAAAATAT